TACTAATATAACACTTTTATTTGACATACGACAATATATTGCGGTTTATTTTGTTATTTATAGTCACTATAGATAAGCCTCCCGTGTGTGTACGTGTGTACGTATTCTATATTATATACAACTTTTGCTAAACTATTTTCAAATTATTTTCAATTGAATGAAACAAAAAGACTAAACTAGCATATAAGTAATGTCTTTACGTCTCAAAGGTGAATTGTGTGGGCAGATGAGCTCTCAAACCTAACTTATGTCATCCAAGCACAAGTGTATATCTTATTATGTTCAAGGCACATTCAGTGTCTAAAGTATAACAACTAAAAAAACAATTAGTACATGACAGCAACAAATGCAATTACAAAGATTCGTGTTCTATTAGGCGTTGAAGAAGAAGTTGTAGCAATCGCTATGGCATCTGAGAAACTAGTTGACGGTACAGAAGTAAAGGTTGAAGGAGAATTAGAGGCTGGAAAGGCTTTAGTTGTCGTGACTGCAGAAGGTGATATACCAGCTCCCGCTGGAAAACACATGACAGAGTCAAACAAGCTTATCACTGTAGACGAAGCTGGTGTTATTACTCAAATCGAAGAAGTTACTGAAGAAGCTACTGAAGAAGTAGAAGAAGAAGTAAAAGTTGAGATGGAAGAGGAAGTAACCGTTGAAGTAGAAAACGAAGAGGAAGAAAAAGTAGAAGTAGAGATGGAAGAAGAAATGATCGTAAAGATCGTGGAAGCTATGAAGCCTTACTTTGAAGAGATCAAAGAGCTAAAGGAAAAGGTTGTAGAGATGGAAGGAAACTTCTCTAAATTCTCTAAAGAACCTGCTACTAAGCCAATCAAGAAAGCTGAAGCATTCGCAGCAAACAAATTCGATGCAATTGAAAGAATCCAAAAGATTCGCAAATCTAAATAACCAAAATAAACATTAGAACATTATGAGCTACAATTTAGCAAATTTACAAACTATGTCAGATGAACTATCTTTTGAATTGATTTCAAAGGCAGTTTTACAGACTTCTGTGATGGAATATGCACAGATCCGTTCAGGATTGAAATTCGGAACGACAACTATCAATTTATTAGATGCAGATATCGCTGTAGCTGATAGAGCTTGTGGTTGGAACGCAGCAGGAAATCTTACTTATTCACAAGTAGATATCGACATGCAAGAAAAACAAACAAAACAAGCATTATGCCCAACTGATCTTCGCGATTATTATTTAGCTAGCAGATTATCTGCTTCAGCTCACGCAGAAGAAATTCCATTTGAAGAGGTTACTGCAAACTTATTCGTAGAGAAAATCCGTAACTGGAATGAGAACTACTTAGGTTCTGAAATCCTTACTGATGTAACTGTTGCAAACGGTGCTGTCACTTCAGGTCAAACTACTGCGTCTATCGCTTCAACTATCGTTGCAGACGTTATGGACCTAATTGACGCTGTACCATCTTCTGTATTAGACAGAGATGACTTAGGTGTTATCATGGCGCCTTCTTACTACAACATGTTGAGAAGAGCATTGATTTCACAAAACTTATTCCACTTCAACCCAGCGGATACTAACTCAAACACAGAATTAGTAATGCCAGGTACTGATTTCAAAGTAATCAAATCATCAGGTTTCTCTGCTTCTGCTACTTATCCAGCAGTTACAGGTGATTCTTTCGTTGCAGGTCCTTTGAAAGATATCGTAGTAGGAGTTGGTTTAGAAGATGACTTCGATTCACTAAATATTTTCTATTCTGCCGATAACGACGAAGTTCGTGTCATGGGCGCATGGAGGATCGGTTTAGGAATCGTGGATGTTACTAAATTCGCAAAGAACGGTACATTATAATATAAAAATAATCTAAAAAAAACACCAAAGAATTATGAGTTGTAGTATAACATCAGGCCTAACACTAGGCTGTAAAGATTCACAGGGTGGTTTAGAGTATTTGTATATTGCTGATTTACCGACATACGATACTATTACCACTGATGTGGACGGGAAAATCGTTTCATTAGACGCTGCTGGCGCGCCAGTTACAATCACTTTTTATAAATATGAAGTTCCGAAGCAGAGTTCAAGCTTTACAGAAACTATAAATGCAGATAACACTGCGGGCACAGTTTTCTATCAGCAGGACGCTCTTATGGTCTTCAATAAAATGGAAAGTGTAAAGCGTGATCAGATCAAATTGCTAGCGCAGAATCCAAAACTTTTAGTAGTCATCAAAGATGGCAATTCGAAGTTCTGGAGTGTAGGCGTAACTCGCGGAGCAGAACTTACAGCAGGTTCAGTTGCAACAGGTACAAACTACGGAGATCGCAACGGGGGAGAACTTACCCTTACGGGGCTTGAACCCGATCCATCATATGAGTGCGACGCTGCATTCGTTGGAGAGTAAGTTATTACTCTTCCAGACTTAGGTCTGCCTATATATGTAAGAGAGGTAATCAGAAATGGTTACCTCTTTTTTTGTGTAATTACAACTACAGTCAGAAGTATATCTTATATTGATACAAATAAATCTAGATAAATACTATATGACATTATATTTTAGAGACAATACAGAAGGCACAGCTTTGAGAACTAGAGTAGCAGTAGATGGTGATCTAAGCGGCGTGACCGCAGCTACACCAAATGGTTATGTTACTTATAGACTACAACTAACAAGTAGATACACTAATAGATCAATCGATAATGACACCAGCTCTTGGTTATTACCAATTGAATTACAATTATCAAATGAAAGATACTCAGAGTTCAATGTTCAACCTTATTTAGGTGCAGGAAGTACTGTAGAACTTGGACTTTACACTGGTTTATATGACTATGAAATATGGGGTAGTGAATTAGATATTGATTGGACATCAGAAAACTTTGATGAAGGTCAATGGTCTCTACTACAGAATGGTCAAACTAAAATAAAATCAACAACGACGGTAGATATGCAAAGAGGTTCTGATGAAGCAATCACAGTCAAATATAAGACTGAACCTAACACAGCAAAATCATACGTAATATACAAATAATAATATGCAGCAACGATACGCGTTCAACTCAAGGTCATTCGAAGCAATTCAATTACCAGCGATACAAGAGAAAAAAGGTAAAGATTGGATAGATTTTGGTTCTAACAACTTATACCCAGATTTACTAATAGAGTTATTCAACAACTCAGCAATGCACCACACAGCAATCGAAGCTAAAGTAGATGCAGTAACTGGTGAAGGTTTTCAACATTTTGGTGATGACGTCATCAATTCAAAAGGAGAAACTATTGACGAAGTCTTTGAAAAGATTTCAACGGACTATGTTCTCTTTGGAGGTTATAGTTTGAATGTAGTATGGTCGAGAGACGGAAGTACTATAGCAGAAGTATTTCATCTTCCTTTCAACAATGTAAGAAGTGGTGTAATGAATGATGAAGAAGAAGTAGAACACTATTACTACTCATCAAACTGGCAGCAACATAGAAAATATAAACCCGTAGCATACAAAGCATATTCACCAACAGATAATAAAGGTGAAGACGCTAATCAAGTTTACTATTGTTTTGATTATACTGTAGGTGCATTTTACTATCCTTTACCTGCTTATGTAGGTGCTATAAACTCGATAGATACTGATGCTAGAGTCAGTCGATTCCACCGCTCGAATTTACAACAGGGATTAGCTCCTTCTATGATGCTAACTTTCAAAAATGGTATACCAACTCCCGACGAGCAAACAGCGATTTGGCGAGACATAGAGTCCACATTTGCGGGAGAAGATAACGCGGGGAAATTCTTCGTAAACTTCTCAGAACCAGGAAGAGAACCAGATTTACAAGCAATAGAGAACGCAAACGATGACTACTATATCACGCTTTCTGCTAGACTTTCACAAGATATATTGACTAGTCACAGGATATCGAGTCCACTTTTGGTGGGAATCAAGGATGCTGCAGGTTTCTCAAATAATGCAGATGAAATACAAGTAGCATATAACCACTTTATGGGAACTGTTATTGTACCTATGCAAAAGAAATTAGTAAAATCATTTAGTAAGATTATCAACCAAACAGGTAGAACAGTCAAACTAGAAGTTATACCAGCAGAGATCTTATATACAGTAAATGTTGACGGTGCTCCGCAAGACATAATCACACCAAACGAAACACAAGACTAATTATGAGTACTACACTTTTTATAACTGAAGACAAGCTCAAGAGCTTTACTGGAATCGACCAAAATGTAGATCCAGATCAACTTTACCCATACGTAATCCAAAGTCAGGATCTGTACGTACAATCCACATGTGGAACTAAGTTATACAATGCTTTGAAAGAATATGTAAATGATTACGTAACTAATCAGACACCTATCCCTACGGCATACAAGACACTCCTAGATGACTATGTAGCTAATATGGTAGTATACTATACTTACTATCTTGCGTTACCTCATATCAAATATAAGACTACTAATAAAGGACTTATGAGTGGAACATCTGAAGTTGGAGAATCTATAGCATTAGAAGAAGTACAATTCTTGATGAATCAAGTAAATTCTACTGCACAGTTTTACAATGAAAGACTAAGAGACTTTTTAGTTGCTTACCAAGAAGATTATCCAGAATATCAATCATATACCAATAAAGATGGTATGGCACCAAGAAGAGGAACATCTTACTATACTGGATTAGCAATGCCCGGAACAAACCTAAATAAATACTGTGATGACTGCGACAACTCAGAAGGCCGAATCAATATCCCACTCTACTAAGAGTACTAAAGAAAACATAAAGAAGTTATCACAATACTTCTCAAAACAAAATCAAAACAATGAGCAAAGGAACAATAGATAAATTTCTAGAAAGATACTCAAGCAGAAAACTAATGGTTTTTGCAATTGCAACCTTACTAACTTTATTTGGTGATGTAACATCATCTGATTGGGTTACTATAAGTGCAATTTATATCGGAGGACAGACTATTATAGATGCTGTCGCAAAACTAAAACAATCGAACTAATAAGTATATCTTATACTGTAAATAACACACACAATAAATCATGGGACTACAAAATAGAGAATCAAGTTACATTCAAGCTGCTTCAGACAGATTAGACACAGCATTACCACAAAACATATTCGCAGTTACTCCAAGTGCTACAGCATTTGAAGAATCTGCATTGTATATAGATGCGGATGACACACTAACCGTTGAAACAGGTGGAGGACAAACAGTTACTATTGCATTTACTGCAGGATTTTTACCAATCAGAGTAGTAAAAGTAACAGCACAAACAGCAACAGCAAACATATTTAGACTATACTAAATGGGAACACTAACAGGAAAACAAATTGATAATACCTATGATGGTCTTATCAAGACAGACGACGAACAACCAATCAACGCAACTCCAAAAAGATTGCAAGATGGTTTAGGAAACGATTTACCTGTGAAAGTAGGAACAGCAGGTATGGTATACGACGGTGCACAGGATTTTACTAATGCTACCGTAACAGGTATATCAGCAACAGACACAACATATACCTTAGGAGTAGAAGAAAGTGTACCAGATGGTATAATAACACTTACAGCAAGCGATGGTTCACCAGCACAAGAAATAGTATTACAAGCAAATGGTAATATTTCAATGGACGTTACAGCAATTGCTAACGAATTAGATGTTACTGTTGAACCATATACTATCAATTCTGCACAAGACGGAACAGATGTAGATATAACTTTAGATAGAACTTCTGCTCAATCAAACGTTACATTACAAGCAGGTACTAATATTACTCTTACAAACACAGGTAACAATATTACTATTGATGCCGCTGGAGGCGCTAGTACAACATACGAATTAGGTGCTGTAGATAATGGAGTCAATGCGGATCTAAAACTAGTACCAAATACAGGAGTTACTACTACTGTGTCATTTACACCAGGTGCTAATATCGGCTTAGATGTTGTAAATGGTGATATTCAAATCGATGCAGATAATACTACTTATGATTATGGTGCCGTAGGCGCTGCAGGTAATATAAACTTTGCACTAACAGGATCAGATACAACAAATGATGTTGTGACTATGCAAGCTGGTACAAACATCACACTAACAGATAATGGTAGTAATACATTTACTATCGATGCTGCTGGAGGTGGAAGTTCGGGTAAATCTATTGTAATCACAACAGGTGTTGTAAATGCATGGGTTGGACCTGCAGGGCAAGATACTATTGTTGCACAAGTACTTATTCCAGCTAACACTATTACAGGAGCGGCAACTATTGAGTTTCGCTCACCAGTTTCAGATAATGGTAATAACCAATTCAATTATTCTTCATTACAAATTGCACCTACACCAGGAGACTTTAGTTTTATAAACCTATTAGGTAGACAAGCTCCAAGTGGATCACCAGAACATTTTACTTGGTATAGAAGCATTATGGTTGGAGCTAATGGTACCGCATACTACATAGACCAAAACAGTTATTTTTGGCCACAACAAACTGTAGACCCTGTAAATCAAATTCCAATGGATTGGACTATCGACCAATACTTTACAATTAGTGTTTGGTGTGATGACCCTGGCGCATCATGGGAAGCTTACTCTCCATCACTAACAATAACAAACGTATAATATGAATAAAGTAACTATAGGTTGTGTAATATACACATACAAGAAAGATGGTACTGTAACAAGAACAATTGACGAAGCTAAAAAGGCTGCAATCATTGCAAAACATCTAGAAGACGACAAATAATGATAGCAAATCTAATATCAATAACAAGAACGCTCGGAAGAGCAGCTATTACTCCCATTGTATATGTGTGGAATCTTATAGAAACACTATGGGAAAACAGAGATACAAACTGGGAAGACGAATAATATAACAATATAAAAACTCATGAGTACACTAACAGGAACTAAAATAAAAGACACATATCCTGGTCTTATCAAGATCGAGGATAATGGAGCAGTAGATCCTACTGTTTTACAAACACTAACAGACGGAACTGGTGGAACACTACCACTTTCAGTCTCACAAGTAGAAACTAAATTCACAAGCGGATCTCTAGTAGATTTCACAGGAGTTACAGTAACCGGTTTACCAGGAGGTGCTGGTTTAGTAGCAGGTATTGGTACTAATTCATTGAAATCTGCAGATAGTTTAGCTGCTGTAGCAAATGTATCTTCAGGTGAAAAATCTATAGCTATAGGTAATGATAATGAAGCAGACGATTATTATGGGATTGCAATTGGTAACGAATCAGCAGCTGGTAATAGTACTATTGCTATAGGTAATAGAGCTAACTGGAATACTCCAGTAGATCAGGCTGTAGTTATTGGTAATACTTCTAATGCAGCTATTAGAGCAGTTGCAATTGGTAGATTAGCTAATGCTAGTGGTGCAGATTCATTTGCAATGGGTAATGAATCAGATGCAACTGACGCAGGTTCTATTGCAATAGGTAATGGTGCACAATCTACTGGACTTGCATCAATTGCAATTGGTGATAATGCAGTTTCAAGTGGAGCATATTATGGTATTAGTATCGGTAGAAATTCTACCGGTGGAGCTGGTACTGCAGTAGGATGGGGAACTCAATGTTCTTCATTTGCTAGAAGTAGTGCATTCGGAGCTGAGGCTGATGCCTTAGGTGCAGGTGCAACTGC